CTTGATTCATATATATCGTCCGTGTGTACAAACATGCCAACACGCGGCGTGCCGTGTTGGTTATCTATTGTAATATTATTACCAGTGCCAGTGCTAAATCCTGATGATCCATTTACAAGAGCAGTTGCAAATGTTTGTGAAGCGTAAATAGCTGGATCAGCTTGTCTATCGAAGTGTGCTAAGTAAGGACTGCGTATTTTCATTCCTGGAAAAAAACGTGATGTCTGATCCGCGGCGGTTATGACAGTGCCAGTTCTATTAGCAGAAGAATTAAAGTAAGTTTTAAATAAAGGATATTTGAACGAGTGAGAATCGATAAATTCAATAGGACCGTTAAGTCCATTTGGATCAGTGCTCATTCCGTTATAAGTTCCAGAAGTAAGTTTACTAAAGTTTGTTGTTCCATCAGCAGCTTTCAGATCGCGAATATTTACGTATTGACCTGTCAATAAAAGGTGCCTCGTAGAAAGCGAATGATTAATTGTAACGTAACCATCAGCGCCTAAAGTAGCCGATGTTATCTTTTCTCCAGAAATACTGCCAACACCATCAACACTCAACTCATATCCATCTCCTCTAATTATTGCCTTATCCGTAGTTGGCATGATTTGATAGTTGTCTTCAGTTTCGTTTTCTTGAGTAATAGAAGCTACGATGTTTCCTGTCGATTTTAAATAAAACGCGTGGAAGTAAGGCATCGAAGAGGTTGGTTCTTCTATAAAGGAAAACTTTTCTCCGGCCTTAACACGAATAGTTTTTGTTGCGCACCTTTTTACCTTTAAACCACCCTGTAAAAAATTTACTCCGCGGTTGGATGAACTGGTATTTAAAAATCTATCGCCTGCTAAAAGTTTACTCCTTTCGCTTGCTATAGGAATTGATTTGTACACGCCATTTATTTTTCTTAAAAGGTGACTAGTGTTGAAATTTATATGACTTGTATAATTGCCAGGCTCAACCACTTCATACCATTGATGATGTTTTCGTCCTCCAAAGTAATTGCTTGTGCCAAGCACATAATCAACGGGATCAGCGTAAGGTCCTTCAAACCGCATCCCCTGTTGCATAATGCTTTCCCTATTTCCTAAATATCGGCTCGAGGCTAAAGGTATTTGCCACATTTCAATTTCGCAATCTTCTAAAGCGTATCCAAGAATAACTGCTTCATTAGTTGATCTAAAATTTATAGCAGATAACTCTTTACCATGCGCGTTAAGTGATAGTACATAATGATCTCTTCCTTGAGCCTCAATGCCAATACCTTTATCCGCAAAAAGAATTGTTTGCTCCGGCGCACTAATAGCTTTACTATAAGGATAAGTAGTAGGACTTTCAAAAACTGAAACATTGTCGTTTTCGTCCTTTTTATAAACCGTGGTGTTTGAATCATGCGTTCCAAGTCTTATTTGTCCATCACTTGAGGTTATACCAGAATATTCGTTTACTACTGTTTCGTCAAGTATATCAGCAGGATTTACTGTTACGTTTACTGCAGCGCCCGCGCCAGTAGTACGAGTAACACTGTGCTGAATCATCTTTTGTCCTTTCGAACCGCAATAACTTAGTTGCGCCTTTGCCTGGTGCCAAGAATTATAATCCGGATGAAAGGATGAAGTAGTAGTAGAATCAGGTTTGCCATCTGCGTTTAAAATCCAAGAATAAGCATATGCTACTACAGTGTTAGTAGCAGGTTTATTATATTTCCAAAACGCTGTTTCTAAATGCCCGTATGATATTAAATACTCTCCTTCGTTTTCTTTATGCTCAAGTACGGTATCGGTTGTTTTATTACGACCACGATTAGTTGCAGTATTTAAATTATGCTCAACAGCAGTGCTTCGTTTACTTTGATTATCAGTATAAGGAAATTGAAAACCTCCTGCACCATCACTTACTCCAAGATCAGTTGCTGTAGCAGAAATATACCCTTCCCACGATCCTGAAGGAATGCTCCAAAATCCATCTGTTTGAGAAGCTCCGCTTGTATCATACGCGTAACGGAATGTAGTTTCGTTTCTATGGTAATACCAACGACCAACCGTGGTGTTAAAGTAAAAATAATTATTAGCGTCCTTTTCAAATCTTTGAGTTGTTCTATTAAAAGTATATAGACCATTAATCCAATACGCGTCCGTGACGCCGTCAGGCATAATTGAATTACTTACGCGCACTGGTAACATTCCTGCCTCTGCACTAATATCTTTAGGTGTAATAAAATCTCCAGATACTGTTGAATAAGGAACCTTAGCACTCGTGTTTTCAACAAATCCGTATTCGCGAATTGCGCCGTCTGAAGGTTTAAGTAAGGTTTCCTTTGGATACGTTAACGTTATATTATCATCAAAGAAGAGTTTAAAAAATACTTCAGCACTATTTTGACTTCCTCGAGTATAATAGTATTCTACTATTTTACGAAAAAGTTGTCTGTTAGTAAGTACCGTTGAATCAGGTACACCTTTAGCAATTTCATTTTTAATTTCATTAAGATACTTATCATCTACACAATCAATATCATGCTCGAATTGAATACGATCAATTAAATTTGTTGGCTGATCTTTTAGATTTAAATACGTATAGTAGTCTTCAAGTAAAGCAATTAGTGTTGCACTATTTTCACGCAGCTGAAAAGGCATTAAACTTCTAACACCTTCTGACTCGCGATTGTGAATATCTTTTTCACCTATTTGTTTTTGAGTATGAGCCATTTATTAATTATCTCTATTAAACGTTGTGTACGTATTTAATGAACTTTGCGATCCAACAATTGATGTATCTAAGTCTGCAGTAATTTTTGTTTTAGAAGAATCGAATTTAATTACTTCGTTGAATTTTGAAACTACATCATCTGATGCAGGCCTTGCACTTACTTCCACAGTCGCTGTTACAGTCGCTGGTAGATTTGTCAATGCTACCAAACCAGTTAAAGGAAATACGTGACCGGCACTTGCCAACACCCTTTCGTTTTTTCCATCAGCTCCTCGAGAAAAAACAAATATGTTTCTCTTTTCAGTATCGCCTGCAATTTTTTCATCTCCTAACTCAACAGCTTTTCCATTGTAATTCCATTGAGTTGAAGATATCATCGACTCAGTTTGATCGATATCTCCATCAAGCGCTTGTCCAAATTCTATAGCACCATTTGACGTAGCAGTATTTACTACTGTAATTACTAGCTTCTTATACATATACACTCGAGCTGCACTATTGAGAATCGCTGTTAACGAATTATCTAACGTAGATAAAAAGTTTGAGTGACGATAAACACCATCAAAGTTATTTAAGTTTGCAAGCTCAAAATTTGCAATTGTGTTTTTTGCACTAATGATAAGTCCGTCTTGTGTTAAACTTGTTTTAGAAGAATCATACTTGAAAAACACATCGTGATAAAGGTAAAGAAAATCAGGATCAACTATTTTAGGCGCAATTGATATTACCTTTTTATTAGTTAAAAAGTTTATAATTTCTGATTTTTGAGACACTGTTAAAGCATCCACTGAGGTGTCCGCGGGTTTAATCGCGATATAAACTTTACCAAAGTCTGAGATAGGATTTTCTTCTCCACCCCAAACAGTTACACTACCAACGGTATTAAAGTTTTCTTTTAAAATCGCTTTATAATCTTCAGCGGTAACAGCTCTGTCTTGCGAGATAAATCTTAAAGGAGCGTTGTGTTTAATACTCTCAATAGTTTCTTGTATTGCACCACCTGCAGATTTAGTTACAACCGAAAGCACGTTTGTTCCACTTACTATTGTGTTTGATCCACCTGCATAAGTAAATGCGTTTGCACCATTTGATTCTGGTCCAGATGTAACTAAATAATCTAACTCAACTTTATTGAGTGTTGTTAAAGTTTTTCCTAATACACCATCACCGAATGTAACATCAAAGAGTCCATCCATATTTTCGTTTAAGAAATAAACTGTAGAGTTTTCATCCACACCAACAAAAGAAGCAAATATACTATAAGCAGTTCCTACTGTTGCGTTTAAATCGTCGAAGACATTTACCTTTAAAGTACTTGTATCTGCATTCGCATCTTTAATTAAAAACTTTTGAATAAAACTCGTATCTGATGTGTATGAAACCTTTTTCTTTTTACCTTCAGTAATTGGAATCCCTACACCATTTTCACCAGAAAAATCAAATCCTCCGGTTTCGCTACCAATCACTAAGGTCGCGTCGAACTGAGCAGTAATGTCACTGGTTGTTTGATACGTGTATGAAATACCATTTACATCTGTTGTAAATTTAGTTCCACTATTCAATGTATAAGTTCCTGCAAGAGATCCTGAAGCTCTTACAAGTTTTAAAGATATAAATGCCTTTGGCGCAACAATACTTTTAGGTGTATAACCTAAAAGCTTTGCTCGAGAGATTACGTTCGACCGTAGCTGAGCTGAATCAAGGAATGATTCATTCATAGCCATGTGAGCGTTGATCGCGTTATAGTGAGTATTGTATGCAAGTACATCAAGCAATGCACTTAAACCTGAACCTTCAAAGTCCCAATCGTTAAACGGCCCTTCTGCTCGAAGAAAGTGCGCCTTAAGGTTTGATTTGATTTGATCAAAATCTAATTCTGTAGTATTGAATTGTGCCATGTTATCTGAGTCTCTTTAAATTAAAATTTATTTCTTCTTCTGTATTTGAAAAGATAACATTAAAACCAATTGTTATATGATAACGGTTTCTTTCATGATCGTCAAAGATCTCAACACGTACTGCATTGACTCTTGGCTCATAATCTTTTATCACTCGTTTAATTTCATCTCTTATTGCTATACCTGTAAATTCGTCTGCCTGTTCAAATAAAAGCGCTGTTACTCTTGAACCAATCTCAGGATGAAATGGTTTATCGAAAAAGTTTGTAGAAACTAAATTTCGTACAGACTGTTTCACCGCGTCAATATCTTTCAAAGGAGTAATATCTGCAAGAACAGGATGCTTTAAAAACGCAAGATTCAAATCAGAATATATAAACCGATCCGCCTTTGTTAACCGGCTCAGGGTTTTATTCGCATTAAAATCTGACGTCTGTATTGCCATAAATCTATTTATACTAATTGAGGTCTATTCTTGATCCATCAATATCAATGTTTCCAGTTACTTTTGTGGTTTGGCTACCACTCACTGTTTCTCTCAAATTCCTTGTTACAGCCAGTGTTTGATTTGCTTTATAAGTCTCTGTTACATCTTTATCAACTGTTTGTGTAAGTGTACCTGCAACTCTTTCGTGCTTATTTCCATTTACTTGGATATCCCAATCGCCTTCAATCAAAGTATTACAGTTGCCATCGATCGTCAAATTACAGTTACCTCGCACATAAACATTTTTATTTTTGTGTATGACCTGATAATCACTTCCATTTACAACTACTTCTTGATCTCCCTTTGAGGTAAACTCATGATAAGTACCGGACCTGTGCATTGTTGATATACGTTCTTTACCAGGTGTAGTATCGAACTCCACCACGTGAGCTTTATCGCCATCAGGTTCCTTTGTAAACTTCGTCGTTGTTACCTCTTGAGTAGTTCCATCATTATTCTCGGTAGTCGTTGTCTCTGTTATAAACTCGCCCTTTCTCTCATACGACTTTACATGATTCGCGGGATAAAGCGGTGCAAGAATATCATCCAGTTTAAGAAGACTCCATGTATTTCCATCTGAGGTATGTACAGAGTTGATCGAACTTGCTAATTCACGATCTCCGATCTTCTGTCTTTTTACATCTGATCGAAACGCGATCTTTTGAATATAGGCATAACCCGTCTTATATGCAGGATCGGTTTGACCTTCTTCAACTCGACTCCGCGCCTCAACAGGAATATCAGGCACCGAAAGTTTATCACTTGAAGGATAGCGTTCTGATTCATCGGTGAATCCTTTACTATAATCTACAGCAGAAGACTGCGCTGGTATTGAACCCATAATAATAGGATCCTGACCATTTGGACCATCACGAAAGAATCCAACTACCCACGAACCACGAACTAATCCAGTCGCCGATTCGCCTATACCTGATACGGAAGCGCTCGTAGGCGGCATGATAACATGTGCCCATGGTAGAAACTCTTTTGCTATCTTACCCTTATCATCGGTATGATATCCATAACACCTGACTCGATATCTTCCACGTTGTAAAGGATCGTCAATATCTTCAATGACACCCGTAAACCACGCAAAGAATCCATTATTCTGTATAAAATTATCTTCACTCATGTTGTAACTTTCTGTTTTTCAGGTAGAGTCAAAGGCACTGTTATAGAATCCTTCTTACATCTTATATTACAATAGTATTCATTATTCTCAAATCTATGAATAACGGAAGTAATAATACAATCACCGGAAAGTAAATCGTCGTATAAGTCAATTGAAGAACTATCTTCTGCCTGAGCCAATACAACTGGATCAACCGCCTTCGGAAATTTCAATGTAATCTTCCTACCAGGATTTAAATTAAAATCACCGAATACCTCTATATCATGAGTAGCGGTATTCAAAAGACTGTTAAAGGCATTCTGAAAATGTTTCGCCTTAATGTTATTGTTATTATAGGTAAGCAACACACCATCGTACGCATCTGCATTAACCGATATATGCTCTATGTGCGCGTCGGGCATTTCGTTTAACTTATCAGAGTTCACTGAAAACTCGGGTGATAAGGCACTGTTACCGGGCAGCAGTGATACGGTTCTCTTATAATCACTGTTATAGTTATACTGTGTATTAGTATAGGTTTTCCGACTTATATCTAGATAGCGATTATTACTTGCCCAGGCACCTTCCTTAGCTTGCATGAGTTTAGACAGTCCTAACTCTGAGGTAGAATCAATAAGCCGTGTCGCGCGTTCAACGTAATCTTCGAGTGATGTTGGTTCAGCATGCGATCCAGTTGTTTTATAAAAAGTTTGATAGGATGGATTTGATCCACTATCATATAAATCAGTCAGTGCAACTAGGTTAACTTCGCCACGTATGTTCTGATAGAGAAAGTATGGTGCATAGTTATCGTCCGAGGTTTGTCGCCTAAGCCACTCACACGCTTTCAAAGGAGTCTGTGTATTAATAATCCCTTTAATCGAAGAGACCGCATTACCTATTTGAATAAACTTTTCTTCAGGTAAATTCAATTCAGATGTAAAGATTTGTTTAATTTCACTTGCTGTATTATTACTAAAGCCACGAGAGATACGCTTCAAGCTACTTATATAAGCCTGCTCGGATATGCCAATCAGTGTATATACCTGTGTATGTTGATTCTGAGTCCTGCCATACGCTGGATATTCAGTAATAAAGAACTGAAGCTCCATAGTCTTAACTTTACCCTTCTCGTCCTGCGCTATACCATACTCTATTTTTAAACTAATCGTCTCTTGTCCAATTAATTCGAGCTCCTCAATCAGGTTATTGGAATCCTTAATAGAGAACTTAGCTATAACAGTAGGCGAAAATAAACTCTCAGTCAGCGTAACTCGAGTAATAAGGTTCTGTATATCACGTTCCTCGCCCCTATGATTCTTTATATCGATAGACTTAAGGCTATAACCAGAGGGTAAAACCTTTTTATTTGATCCGAGCTGTGTATTCTTTCCACTAATCATGACTGTATAAGCGTCTTATATTCCTCGACGAACAGATCTATATACTCTGGTTTAATTACTACGAGCCTTCGATTCTTTTCATTATGATCTCTTTCGTGTTCTAAATAACTTATCGTGCTTGAATACCCGCCGAGACCCTCTCCGATCGCTTGGTATGCTTGGATTTGGTCCCCTAATGCAGTCTCTCCGTCTACGGCAGTTTGGGCTATATATGCAAAAGGTGCATTTTTCATGTCAGGAAAGGCTCTACTAGACGAACTACTATTGGTAGCACTAGTCTCAAGTAGATAGGGAAATAATACTGTAGTAGGTCCAGCAGTAACAGGAAAAGAGACTAAATTGGGAATAGATGGTAGAATAGAAAAGGCACCACTCCCCGCGGAAGCAATCGCTTCTGCTACTGTAAGTGTCGTAAGTGTTTCAGGTGTACTACCATCTATACGCGGTGTAGGATTCTTTT